CGGCTCTAAGCAGGACCTTCAGGGCTGCTCTGTTCATCCCCTCAGGTATATCCATGAAGCTCGTCGTCTGAGGCCAGTAGAGCACCCTATTGATTTGCAGCGGACCAGCCGCCAAAGCAGCCCCCCATCTAGCCCCACCGCCCGGCCAACCCAAAGCACCCAACCGATACCCCTCCAGGAAGCCCTCAGGCGGCTCAGGAAGGGGCACCGGCAGGTGCTCAGGTACATGGGTGGCGGAGGAAGCCCGAAGCCCTCCAGCGGGCTCCTAATGGCCTCCTAGAGCCTACCGCCCGGTCGGCCGACTGTACGGCCCTCGGATGCCCTTCACGTAGGGTGCGAGTTCCGGGCAGAGGATCACGTTGGGCGGGACCATCGAGAAGCAGCCAGCCTTAGCCAGGCCCACGGGACTCCACCCGGCCTCTGAGAAGCCCTCATGCTCCACGCGGAAAGCCATCTCAGGGTGGGCCTCCGCATACTGCATGAAGCGCTCCACCTTGTCCTGCATCACTGGGACTTCGACGGTAACGGGGAGGTGATAGGCACCATCACCGCGCAACCCCTCGTAGTCCTTCAGGCAGCCGATCGCGCGGACCAAGTTCGCCTCAGCCATGTGCCATTTCCCCTGTGATGCCCCAGAAGTCTCGGGCCATTTGACGAGCCCACACGGGATCGGTGTTGCAGGCGATCTGGCGAAGCAAAGACTCGGCTCTCGACGCTCGATAGAGGAGCACGTCCGAGGGATCACCGCCGTAGGTGTGAGCGTCGTACATCACCCGCCACAGGGGCTTGTTCTTCGCTTCAGGAATTCGGCCTTGGGCCGTCACTTCCGCCATCTCTTGGCTCCTTCCTTGCCCGTCCTCCGGGCTGCTCCTTGATCCCGGCCATACGGGTCCTTCAGGCCGACTTGCCCGTCCCCGAAGTGCCTCTCCCAGAACTGCTGCTCACGGTGCTCCGCCTCCCGTTGGGCCAGCACTGCGGGATCAACAGACAACACGTTCTGCCAGGCCTCCACGCCCATCGCGAGGGTATCGAGGCGATCGTCATTCGGCAGGCTGCCCCGCTCCTTCGTGATGTGCGACATCTGGTAGAAGAGGCTGAGCCTCTGCTTCCGGTCGGGGTGCCGCTTGTCCGCCTCGATGTGGTCACGGACGATCAGCTCCTTGGCGACCACGAGACGATGCTGGTTCATCACCGGCTCCAGCGTGTCGATGATCCGAAGCTCCTTCTGGACCACCGAGTGGTGCACGTCCTCGATCAGCGGCCGGGCAAGCTCCCAGTCGTTGGCTCGGGCTGCCCTGCGGCGCTCCTCCTCGGCCTTGTAGACACGCTCCACCACAGGCCGCAGCAGCGCGGTGAACATGCCGCCCCCGTAGTTGTCCTCGACGACCACATGCGTCACCCGGAACTGCAGCATCTTCGTTGCGATCCCCACGAGCGTGGCCTCGTCGAAGCCTGCCGTGAACCCCCCGGCATCCTGCAGGAAGATCGTCCCGTGCAGCGCCGAAGTGATACTGTATGCCGTCTCATCGCCGCCCCGGCCGGACGGGTCCACCGCCATCTTGACGCCGAGGTACTCCGTGTAAACCTCCGAGACAAACACGGGGGAGTAGTACTGGTCCCCGTTGAAGCCCATCACTGGGAGGTCGGGGATGGCGGTTCGAGGATCAGCGGCCCACGCCAGGCTCTCCGGACCACGGTGCTGATCGAGCGACATCACCACGAGGTCCTTGAGCTTCAGGGGGAACCGCTCGGCATCTTCAAGCCGCGTATCCAACTGGAACTGCAGCGCGAAGCCCGAGGCCCCGTACTCAAGGCGCTTGCCGTGAACGTCCTTCGGGGAGAAGCGACCACCCTCCGTGCACTCGCCCACCGCCGCCCCTCTGCGCTTCATGCGCCGGATCGAAGGTGCCAGCCTGGCGCCGTAGTACTCCTCCTGCTTGTCGTCGGGGATCAGGAAGGGGAAGTACCTGATGGTGTACCCTCGATCGGGGAGGAGGCTATAGACCGACTGTTCACTCTGAGGCGTGCCAAGGTATCTGATCTTGCCACCCGGCTTGATGATCGCCGAGAACTCCTTGATGGCCTCGGAAAGCCTGGCCCTCGTGGCGACCGTCAAGGCGTTGCTTGCCGTCTCGATGTCGTCCGGCACGATGATGTCCGCACGGTTGCCCGCGAGCTGGCCGAACACACCCAGCGCGGTAACACTCGGCTGCTTGTCGGGACGAGCCCCGCGTACGTCGAACGCAAGGGCACTCTGCCGATCGCGGTTCTCCGGCTTGAGGACCTGGAGCAGCGGCATCTCGTAGATCAGGTCGAGGCAGAACTTGACGAACTTACCCGCCTCAGTCTGTCCGGCCGAGACCACGAGGATGCGCTTGTTGCTGTCCCGGTACAGCTCCCACAGGACGTAGGCCACGGTGATCCAGCTCTTGCCTACACCACGGAAGCCAGCGACCCACAGGCGCTCCTCATCGCTCGCGATCTCCTTCGCCATGTCCAACTGGATGGGCGTCGGCTCAGGGAGGTTGAGATGCTTCCAGACGGCCCACAGGAACTTGCGGAAGTCGAGCTTGAAGGGGTCGTCGGTGGGGGCTGGGAGTGCTGCCTTGGTGGCCGGGGACCTGGCGAGGTCTGCTAGGCGCTCCTCCGCGATGGCCTGCTCGGCGAGGAGGGGATCAAAGACAGTGGGGGTAGTAGAGGCCTCAGCCACCACCCATCACCCTACGACCACCCCCGAGCCCTCCTCGTCGCCCTCGGACTTCCGGTAGTCCTTGATCTCGTCGTCGCTCATCTCGGTGACAACGAGGCCCTGCTCCTCGGCCATCTCCTTGGCGAACTTGTCGAACACCATGAGGCTGGCTTTGAGTGCCTCGGGGGAAGGGCCAACGTCCGGGGAGAGGAAGGAAACGGCAGGTACCATCTCCATCTTCGTGCCGTCGTCGTCGAGGTTGTAGAACTTGCGGATGCGGACTTCGATGGTCACTGCTGGTGCGTCCCTTCGACACCCCGGCGCATGCGCTCAAGGGTGCGTTGCTGAAGCCAGTGCATGGCCTCCTCGATGTGGGTGAGGGCGCAGGCATTCGCCTTGCACGCGAAGGGTCCCTTCTGGAAGGACCGCAGCCGGTCGGCCACGATGGCGAGGAGGACCTCATGCGTGAGCCCGTTGACGCCGGCCTCTTTGATCGGCCCGTTCTGGAAGAGGATGTCGTGATAACCATCCCACGGTGTCCCCGCCCAAACACGGTCGGTGTGCACGGCATAGTGATGGTTGGCGCCCCCGGCGCCCGGATCGTCACACACCTCGACTATGAGCGTATCGTTCGCGGGATTGACCTTGTGGTCGTGCAGCTCTCGGATCATTCGGTCCACTCTACCTTTCTCATCAGGCCAGGCTTCACGCCGCCAAACGCATCGGTGAACCCATAGTCCACTGCGACGGGGCGGCCCTCGTACAGGCCCCAGTTGTTGCTCTTGATGTCGGTGATCCAGGCGGGCACCTTCTTCGGCCCCTCACCAGGTCGCAGCGGAGTGCACCGCTTCTGGATGAGCACGATGCCGCACTCGGAGATGTGCACGCACGGCGCCAGCCAGCAGGCCATGTCAGCGGTCTCCTGCAGGATGCCCCAGGTCTCCCACTCCAAGACGTTCTGGAAGGAGCGCGCCCCGGTCTCGAATTTGATGACGGTCGAGGGATCGAGGAGATTGGCGTAGACCTCGCGGCCGATGCCTTGCCCCAGGAACTCCCCGACCATCAGGCCGTACAGATCACCGGCCACCGTGTTGTTGAAGTACTGGGCTCGGAGGCTCACCCCTCATCGTCTCCGTCGTCAGCATCGGGGAACTCAGGCATCCCCTCCTTGGCCTTATCGACGAGCCGCTTCTGCTCCTCGTCATCGTCAGGCTTCCACGTCAGGCCCGCCTCCTGCAGCACCTTGTGGGCGAGGGTGAGTTCCTGATGGGTGGCCTTGCCGCCTTCGAGCCGCGCTATGATCGTCGCGTAGAACTCGCGCTGGATGCGGGTGAGGTTGTCCTGCAGATCGGGGGCGTTGGACTTAGGATCAGAGGTCCCGCTCATCTAATACCTCCTCTATGGCCTGCTCGATAGGACCGGCGACCCACGGTCCGACCTTATGCAGGGTCAAACGGTAGGCGCCGCACTTGCACACGTCGGTAGCGCTGCTGCCCCATCTCAGGGGGAAGCGGGGACCCTCCCCCCTCTCAGACTCGGGGTGCTGACAAACGCTCATTTGCGCCACACCTCCAGCAGTGTTCCGATCACGACGCCGGACGTAAGGATGGCCACCACGATGTTGAACGCCCGGCCGCCGATCAGCGCCCACACACTCTGCTTGGCACCCGTGGTGGATAGCGAACTCTCGATCGCGGCCACACGCCTCGTCAGCTCGGGGTCCGGCCCCCCGGCCAAGGCCATCTCGATGTTCTTCACCCGCTCGTCCAGCTTGCGGTAGTCGCGCTGCAGATCGCGGAGCAACCCCATCTTGGCGTCGATCGCGGCAACCTGCGTGCACATGCGGATGAACGCATCCCGTGACAGGAACATGGGGAGGTTGGTCATCTCCTCCTGCTCATCGTCCGCCACGGGCAGCGTGAAAGGTGTCTTGGCTATGTTGAAACTCCTCAGCGCCCTCTACTCGGTGGGGGCGTTGTTGCTGTTGTCGCCGGGCTGCTCGGTCTGCTCGTCGCCGTGCAGGTAGCGGTTGTCGCCCTCGTTGAGCAGACTGTCCCGCACCGCCCGCATCCGATCGGCCTTGTCCTTACTCTCCATCAGCGCAGCCCGGACCTCGGGGTACTGCCGCTTGAGGGCCGCCGAAGCCTGCTTCTGGAACCGACCGCGTAGGGCTGCCAGTCGGTACAGCTTCGAGCCACGCTCACGGCTGTTCCCATCTTTGGCTTCCTTGTAGCTCTTCGACTTGATGAGCTGCTCCATCTCCTCCCGAAGCGTCTTGGTGCCGCCCGGATGGTTCTGCACGAACTCCATGTACTTGGTGTAGGCGTTGGTGCCGTCCGCCAATTGCACACGTCGAAGATCGACTTTCATGCCCCTCTCGGTGAGGTACGCACTCGGTGCCTGGAACGCCTGGCCCTCGATCTGGATGGCCCGCACCAGCTCCTTCGTGACAGGATCACCGGCCTGCGTCGTCATCAAGCGGGCCTGCTTCTCGACCGGCTCGCCAATGAAGTTGGCACGGACCGCCATGTCCTCGCTCATACCGGGGATGCCCCGCTTGATGCGCTCCCACATCGTCTGAGCTTGGCGCATGTCCGGGTCATCGTAGCGGTTCGCCACGTTCATGGCCGACACACCGGGGATCGCCATACGGACCTGGCCCGCGAGGACCTTACTGAGGGACGCCTCGTCGCGCTTGCTCATCAGGTCGAAGATGCCGGAGAGGTTCTGGAACATCGAACGGTTCTCCAGAACACGAGCAATTGCCAGGCTGGTTGCAACGCCGGCCTCGCTGATGCTGTCGTACTGCCCGTGGCTGGCACCCTTGGCGATCGTGGACGCCTCCGCCGCCATCGTGAAGATCATCCCGAGGGGATCGAACACGTTGAGCGGGATGTACGAGCGCGACCCATCGTCCTTGCTGACGACGTAGGAGTAGGGCCGCCAGCCCGTGCCTTCCAACGCCATGCGCTGCTGCTGGTTCGTCGGGCCTGGTCCTGTGACGCGACCTTCGAGCGCCTCGTTGATGGCGAGACCCCAAAAGGCGCCGCCGACGTAGGCCTGCCCGATGGCCTTCCTCCGAGCATCACCACCAGCCTTGATGGCCTCGCGGTACTTGCTGAGGAGGGCGTAGTTGGCCCCCGGCGTGTAGCGCACCCCGGCGCCGATGATGTTGGCGAGGGTGGAGAAGAACGGCGCGATCAGCAGCCGGCTCACTACGTTGTGGTTGATGAGGCCCTGCGCCTTCACCGCGAAGGTGCCCGGTGAGAGCTTGTCGGTGAACGTGGCCTCTCGGGCTTCGAGCAGCGCCTCCGGGTCCTTGAGCATGCCGGTGTTGGCGTCGAAGCCGTCCTCCAGCTTCTTGGCGACGAACCCGCGAAGGTCCGCGCCCTTGAGGCCAGCCTCGGCGCCTTCCACCTGCGCCCTCGCCACGATGTTGCTCCGTGACACGAGCTGCTTGAAGAACTCGTCCTCGGACTGGAGGAGGCGAAGCGGCGTCTGCTGCAGGTCCCACAGGTTCTCCAGCGACCCGGAGACGGGGTTCTCGCGAACCATCATCACCCGATCGCCGATCGCCCCGAGGATGTCCCGCACCGGGTCCACCTTGCCGCCCTGCGAGAAGCCCCCCACCTCGCCGCCCTTCACATCCGTCAGCTTGGTAGCCAGCGGGTCGGCGATGGCGCGGTTGAACCAGAAGGCATCCCGAGCCAGCTTCAGCGAGGAGCGCCACATGGACGCCATCGCGATGATCTGCTGGTAGCCCTCCTTGGCGTAGCGCATGCCATCGGCCGCCCCATCCATGTCCCCGCGCAGCGTCGCGAAGAGCCCATCGCTGAGCCCGCCTGCGATCTTGCTGGTGGGGATCATCGCCGCGTGGCTCATGTTGCCGGCGACGTTGATGATGTGCGTCTCGGGACCAGACAGCATGTTCGCCATCGCAAAGGACAGGAACTTGTCGCCGGGCCTCGGACCCGTGAGCTTCCGGGCCGTCTTGCCAACCGCGATCCAGTCGCCGCCCGACGCCATGATGGTGGCTGCGACCTCGCCCATGTCGGCGTTCTCACCAAAGATGGCCTTGGGATCGAACAGCTTGCCGCCCTTCATCACGTTGAGGGCACGGGCGATGTTGCTCTCGATGGCGCCAGCCTTCGCCGAGAAGTCAGCCATGAAGCCGATCATCCGGGCGAACTCAGCGTCGAGAGCCTCCATCGAGCCGAACGTGCCAGGGACGCCGTAGGCGCGCTGCTTGGCGAGCTGCATTACCTGGTCGCCCACGCCCTGGTAGAGAGCGCGACGGTAGACGATCTGCGCCGCCATCTGGTCGGCCTCAGAGGCCTGCCGGTTGAGCGTCTGCAGCACCGTCTCGGGGGACGTACCGGACAACTCGGCGATGTCCCGAGCGTCCTGCGCCACGTCCTTCCACGACTGCACGCCCGTGGTCGCGTCACCGCCGCGCAGCTTCGCGAAGTCCTTGGCCTTGATGTCGGCCGCCGCGTCGATCGCCGTGAGGATGTCCTCGGGCGTCGAGCCCTGCGGCAGGAAGTGATCCGACCGGGGAGCGAACTTGTGGCCCGCCGCCTCGGCTGCTTCACGGGAGCCGTACTGATCCAGCGCCTCGGCGTCCTTGGTGAGGGTGGAGATGAGGCCATCGACCTCCTCCTGCGTGGTGCGGACCTTGGGGGCCAGGCCGGGGGTGGCGACTGCGACCTTGTCGGCTTCGGCCGCTACAGGCTCGACCTTGGCGGGACGTACATCGTCGCCGACGTAGCCCGTCGCGTTGTCTCCGAAGTCCGTGACTTTGGGGGTGGCTGGGACCTCCTCCGCCTGCTTCATGGCCGTCTCGGCGATCTCCGCCTGGACCTGCGCCTCCTTGACATCGCCCTTCTTGAGCGCCCTTGCGCCCCTCACCGTGGCGATCAGAGCCTCCAAGGCCCCGCCGATGAGCAGGCCCTCGGCCGCATTCTTCAGGCGACCCACCGCCGAGCTGTCGTCCTTGTCCGCCGCCAGCACCTCGGTGATCGGATTGGCGAACGTCGGGTACTGCTCCACGAGGTTCGAGAGGCGCTCCTGGTTGGGATCGAACGCGAAGGCATCCACCATCGCGCCCTTGACCATGCCGCCGCCCACGCCCTTCAGCCTGGTGAACTTGCCAGCGCCGATGAACCCGGTGACGAACTGGGAGACGTTCTCGATGAGGCCGCCCGTGACGCTCTGCCGATCGCCGATCGCGGACTTGACCTTCTCGCCGGCCCACTCGATGCCCTTGCCGATCGGCGCCACCACGGAGGCCGCATCGGGCAGGAACCCGGTGACATCCGCAATGGCGCCGCCGATGCCGCCCCGGTCCTTGAGCTTGCCTCGGGCTGCCTCGGCGCCCTGCTTGGCGCTGGTCGCCACGTCGGACATCGCCTGTCCCGTCTCGGCCACCGCTCCGGCTGCGCCACGGGCTACAGCGCCGGGAGCCTCGGTGATACCCGTGCCGATGTCGTCGAGGATGTTGGAGAAGGTGGAGGGGCCACCGTCCCCCTCACCACCGCCTTCCGAAGGAGCCCCGCCACTGAGCAGCTCGGGGGGAACAGCGTCGATACCGGGAAGCTCACCCGTCTGTGTGTCTGCCACTCGTCATAGGTCCTTGTGTTAGCCGTCGAGTTTGGATGTCCAGAGCTTGGCGAACTCGCCAGCCGTGATGTCCTTGGCCCTCTGACGGACCCTCGGGGGAAGATTGAGCCGGATACGCGCCTCCGCCTCCTCGGGGGTGACGCCCTTCAACTTCGCAAGCGCATCGACGGCCTTCATGTTGGGCTGCCGGAGGAGGATGGCGGCGCCACCCGACCCCTGCTGATGCGCGAGATACAGCTCACCGGGCGAAGCCTTGCGGCCGAGCACCTGCGTGAGGTTCTTCTGGTTGTCCACGAGCAGCCTTGCGGCCGCATCCGACGACATCTCGACGTTGAACTTGTCGGTGAGGCCGTACTGCGCCGCCGTCCCGTCGATGAACTGGAAGAGACCACCGGCCGACGAGGAGCCGTTCTTGGCGTTCCCATCGAAGGTGCTCTCCAGCCACGCGATCCCGCGCAGTGTCTCGATATCCACGCCATGCTTCTTGGCGGCCTTGGCGATGGCCCCCTCGACTGCACGATCACCCTTGCCGACCTTCACCTTGCCGACCAGTTTGCCGCCCATCGAGTCCAGCGCTTTGATGCGGGCCTGGATGATCTTCACGGCGTCGTCCTGCTCGGCTGCTCCCTGCTGTTGGCCTGGAGGTGCCGCGTCGGTGGGTTCCGTCCCAGGGGTGCCCTGGTTCTTCGGCTCAGCCTTAGGTACCGGCAACTGTCGCACCTGCTCGCGGTTGTACTGCTTGTCCGCGTCGATGGCGCCTCTGATCTCTTCGCCGATGCGCTCCACGGCCATCAGGCGATCGGTGGCGGTAGCCTTAGGGTTCTTGATCTCCCACTCGGACAGCCGCGCTTCCATATCGCCGATCGCGTAGTTCGAAGCGGCCCGCCCGTCGATGTTGTACGGATCGTTGTCGGTGAGCTGCTGCTCGATGAGCTTCCGGTAGCGACCCATCGCAGGCAGCTTGAGGATGCTGGCCTCGCCGCGCTCTCGGCTCTTCTGGATACCGGAGGTGCGATCGAGGAGCCTGCCGACCGTGACGGGGTTCTTGATGTTCCCGGCCTCGATCTCCTCCACCGTCGTGTCGAACGGGGTGTCGGACTTGTAGATGCGTATCTCGGCTTCCCGCGCCCGGTTCGGGTCCTCGCGGCTGTCCTTGGCGGCGAACGTTCCGCGTAGGCGCTCCACGCGGGCCTCGAAGTCGGGATCAGCATCGGTGCCCAACTGCAGCACCTCCACGGGGATGTCACCGTAGGGGTCCTTCGCGAGCAGATCGATGACCTTGCGCGTAGCCAGGCCCACGACCTTCTTCTTCTCGCGCTCCTCACGGGTGGCCACGATGCCATCCAATCGAACCGCCTGGCTGAATATCCTCTCGCGGGCATCGGCGAGCTTCTCTCGGCCGTACTTGGTCTCACCAGGCCCACGCTGCCCATCGGCCCTGCGCTGCGTGAGCACGTCGAGGAACTCGGGGTTGTTGGAGGCGATGGCCTTATCCACCACCGTGTCCACGATGACCTTGTTGAGGTCGGCAGGCCGAACGCCCACGCGGAGGAGGTTCTGACTGGTCGTCTCGATCTCCGCCGCCGCCTTCTTGGGATCGAAGGTGCCGCCTGTGGGATCACGCCTGAGCTGCGCCTCCACCACGTCGTTCACGGTGGCCGCCGCGTTGTCGAGTGTATTCTGCGCTACGGCCTTGGACTTCTCACTGGAGTGATGGGTCGTCAGCCGTGTACGCATGTTCTCGATGAAGGGGAGCATGCCCTGCAGAACGTGCTTGTCATCCACGCCTTCGATGCGTCCCTTGACTTGACCCTTGAGCCAGTCGCCGAAGCCGGCAGCGTCCGCCGTCGTGCGACCTTCCCAGGAGTCGTAGGCCTCCTCGATCTCGGTAGCTAGTTGGCGGCCCTTGACCTTGCCCTCCTCGACACGGGAAGTCTCCATGTAGGCGGGGGATGCGTCGGGCGGTATCTTCCCCTCCTTCACGGCCTTAGCCACTGAGGGCTCGTCCCGCTTGTAGAAGTCGGTGACGGCTTGGAGTGCGTCCTCGCGTTCCTTCCGGGCCTGCTCCCTGCGGTGCTCGTCGATCCGGGCCGACACGATGTTGTCCAGCCCACGGTCGAGATTGCGGAGACCCATGCCGAGTTGGAGGAGAGGCGACTGAGCCTGCTGCTGCTCTACCGGGGGCGGGGGCACGTAGGTGGTAACGGGGCTGGCGGTGGGCCTGACGACCTCAGTACCGGCCGTAGCCTGCGCCACCATCTGGTTGCTGCTGCGCTTGGTCGGCGTGAAGCCCTCGACCGCCTGCTGCTTCTGAGTGAGCGCCATTAGGTCTTGCCCTTCTTGCCGTCAGCCGTGAGCTTCATGTAGGTGCCAGCCGCGCCCAGCCCAGCCCCAGCGACACCCAGAGCCAGTGAGGCGCCGGAGGCAGGAGCCACGGGGTTGTAGCCAATCTTCAGCGAGTTGATCCGAGCCTCCGATCGGGCATCCGCCCCCTTCATCTCCTCTCGGAGCTGCGCGACGGTGTTCATGTAGGTGGCTTCGCGCTGCACCTGGTCGTTTGCAGGGCCGCGCTCCACGTCCGCGAGGATGTTGTCCACGCTAATCCCAGTGACGTTGCTCTCTCCGGTGGCCGCCGCCTGCTTGCCTCGGGCACGGGCGCCCTCGATAGCGGCAATGCGGTTCTTCTCCTGCAGCGCGTCACGCTCCTGGAGTTCCCGGCTGTGCAACGCGACGTGGTCCTGCCGGTTGGCTCCCTGCGAGGCCTTCACGTTGGCGTAGTAGCGTTCGGTCTCCCGCTGGGCCAACGCCTCGCCTTGAGCGTAGGCCTGCTCCTGCGCCTGGTAAGTCGTGACCGCCTGCGTCGCGCCCAGCGCGAAGGTAGCTAACGTCATTGCGATGGTGACGGGTTCGCACATCAGAAAGCGCTCCGTGAGAAGGGGGTGAGGTTGTCTCGTGTGATGGTGAACTCCAGGAACGGCTCATCGAGTGGGCCGAGCTTCGGGTGATGGGCGATGAACTCTGCCCCGATGCGGCGCAGCCAGTGGACGTGCAAGGCGTTCCCCTCCCAAACGACGTTCCAAAGGGTGGGGTAGGCGGTAAGGGCTTCATCCAACTGCCACCGCATCTCCTGATGGAGGGCAACGAGGCGCCGCTCGGCTTGAACCGTGGCGACCAGCCAGACGATGCCCACCTTGGGGTACTGCAGGTGAGGCCGTACGCCCCACAGGACCAGCGGTGTGCCGTCCAGCAGGGCGATCAGGTTGGTGGTGCCCTCGGGGATCACCCTCTTCAAGGCCACACCCGTTGGGATACCGGAACCGGCTAAGCTCTCGCGCCGATCTGCTGGCCGAATGCTCGCCATGAACGGCACCACATCATCGAGTGTGGCCCTCCGCGTTACGAGCTGGGGGCGGCGCTTCGACGGGATCGCTGCGCCATTCGGAAGAGCCACTTGGCGCTCTGCCACGCGCTCGGCAGGAAGGTGTCGTTGATGAGGGTTATCGTGCATTCCGTGTTCTTCGAGTTGACCCCTACGTTGAGGTTGATGTCGTCGAGAACCACCTCGTCGAAGCGATTGGCGGGACTGCCGAGGATACGTCCGGTGAACTCAGTGCGCCGGGTAGGACCGTTGGTGTGAGCCACCTCGGCGCGCGTGTATCCGGTGCCTGTCATGGCGACCACGAGGCGGTAGACTTGGGTTCGGTCCGCGAGGATCGCGCCGCTGTCATCTTTCGGGTAGAACGTCGAGAAGGTCCGCCGCGCTACCGGCACGACGCCGATGAAGAAGGCATTGGCCTCCCAGTCACCTTCGACGACGATCTCAGAGCCAGACGCAGAGACCACCTCAGCCAGTACGCCAGGCGGCTCCGACATGCCGTGCACGTAGCCACCGAACTGCCGCGACACGATCGTGAACTCCTCGCCATCCGCCATCTCGAAGGGCAGCGCGATGTAGGTGCGATCCTCATCCTCCATGTAGGCCCTGCCCACCTGCGTCTCATCCAGCCGCATATCCAACCGGGTGATGTAGGTAGACTCGGGATCGCGCTGCGCCGACGAAATGTCCACCTTCTCCAGGGAGACGCCATCGGCCCGCTGCACGGTGAGGATCAGGTCGGCCTTGTCGAACCCGCCGCCAATGATCGTGTGCCCCTCGGGGAACTCCCACAGGTTCCATGCGCTCTGCAGCTTCTTCTCGCCGTCGAGATACTGGTTGTAGAAGTAGAGGTGACGCCCATTGTCGTCCGTGAGTACAGCTATGGCCTTGGCAGTCGGCGAGGGCATAAGCCGGGTTCCTGCGCCCGCGATGAACTTAGGGCAGTGATCGTTGGTCCGGGTGGCGTCCTTCGACGTTCCCTGAGGCACCACGAAGTACTCCCACACGGTGGTGAACCGGCCGTCCGCGTCGGTGTCCATGAAGTAGAGGTACGAGCCCGCGCCTTTAGGAGGGGCAGCGGGGTTGAACGAGAAGTTGGTTGATGGCGGAACATCGACGGTCGCCTCCGTAAGCGTCTCCGCCTCAGCCCTCACGTACTGCACCTCGTCAGCGAAGAAGAACATCTGCTCGTTGAACTGCACGGCGTGTTCGAGGGTCGAGGGGCGGCTGCCGACGATGTCGATGTCAATGGGGTCGGTATCGAGCCGCACTTGTGCGCTGTCGGGGAAGAAGGTGAAGTACTGCTTGGTCTTGGACCACGCGCCCCCCGCCGATGTCATCAACCCGAGGCGCTGCTTGTCGAAGAAGATGTCGCGTATCTCGCGGCCGATGAAGCCAGGGTCGGGGGAGGTGGTAACGCCATCCCCTGCTATCCGGGGCTCCCACACGGCGGCCGAGAACACGAAGAGGTCCGGCCCCGAGTTGAGCAGCGTGTGCGGCATGGTGCTAGACTTCGGACGCAGCACGGTGTCGGACGCGACGCACTCCTCCCAAAGGCCTGTCTGAGAGCCGCCACTGTCCACGTACTTGAGGTAGTAGTCGTCGGAGTCTGTGGACCTATCGCCGCGCACCTTGATGACGAAGCCTTCCGGCCCGGCCTGGCCGGGAAGGTCGCTGATCTTCTTCACCTCCCCCTTGATCGGGATAAGGTGCTGACTGGCCCCGCCATCGGAGCAGCTCAGCGTGAAGTCGGTATCCCGCGAGATGTGGACCGAGCTGCCGTACCGCGTGATGGTGAAGCCGGCCAGAGCTGCGTCCCCTGCCGTCGAGGATGCGTAAGGGCTGTTCGCACTGAGCCCGCTCAACACCCGCACGAGGTTGGCAGCAGCCGTATCCGTCTTGACAGTCTGCTCGGCGCCGGACGTTACCGATGTCGGTGTGCTGAGGGTGTACGTGGCCCCATCCAGCGTGACGGTGATCGTCTCCTGGTAGGTGAGCTGCTTCACGAAGAGGAGGGCCTCGTAGCTGCGCGCCGCGCTCTTCTCCGCGCCATCCATCTCGGGGGTCACAGTGCCGTTGACGAGGAAGGTTGTGTCCTCGACCGTCCGCGCCTTGAAGTTCCGGGCAGCCGCGTCCCCCGACATGTGCAGGTAAGCAGTCCCATCCGGGAACTCGATGGTGCACTCGTTGCCTGAGAGCAGGTTGAAGGCGCGGATGTCACCGTCCATGACGAACACCCGGTACTTCTCCTCGTCGGACCGCAGGATGTCGAACTCGTAGGCGTCCTCGAAGTTGGCGCCAGCGATGAAGCCGATCTGCTTGGAGCCGGGCCGCGCAAGGCAGCCGTCCACGGGATCATTGAGGCCATTGATCTGAGCCTCACACTGAGTATCACGGCGCTGCGTCTCGGCCTGCTGGGAGACGCCATTGATGAGGTTGGGGACCGGATAACTGTCGAGCATCAGCGGTGCCGCCGCATGTGGTTGCGACCGTCGCGCATCATCTCACGGAAGTGCGGGTTGTCCCGCGCCGTGTTGTGCTGGGAGTCGTCCGCATCGGCTTGTTCCATGTTGATCCTCGCGCGGGTCTCATCGGCTCTGGTGAACTTGTTGCCCGTCTCGGAGACCATCTCCTGGTCGGAGAACTGCCGCGCTGCCCTGATGCAGATGTACTGACGGGCAGCCTCGGGGAGGTCCTCAAAGCTGAGCAGGAAGCGCACGTCGCAATAGATCGTCTCGGACCAGACGGTGGCGCGGGTGAGCAGGTTGTAGAGGAGGCCTGCCCTGCGCGTGATCTTGAGGGTGCCCTGGTAGCGGCGCCGCGAGGCCGTGACCTTGAGGACGGTGTCGGGGACGGTGATGGTTCCGCCCTCTCCGATCTGGAAGGGGTAGTCGAACTCCTCGTTGAAGTGCCAGCCTTCGAGCTGGACTTCGCGGTTCACACGGGAGAGGGCGAGGATGGCCTTCTCGGTGTCGATCCCCAGCGCCTCACCTTCCTCGGCTTCGAGGGATGACACGGGGGCCTGCCCGATGGTGCTGAGCAGGAGGTTGACCGCCTCAAGTTCCGACGTGGGCGTTACCCAGGCGGAGGCGATGTCGTATGTGGTGGTCACTGCAGGGATCACTCGCTGTTGGGGAAGAGGTGAAAGAGGGAGGGGATGAGCCCCTCCACTCCTCCAACTTGATCGAGACCTTAGGCCACGATCGTGCTGTCATAGACCTCGCAGGCGCACTCGCCACGGAGCTGGCCCATGCCAGAGACCTTGGAGGCGATCATCAGCCAGCCCAGACGATCGTTCTGCTGATCCAGCGTCAGGCGCATGGCCCGAGCATTGAGGCAGCCAACGGCCTGCGGGTTGGTGATGAGGCCCAGCGTCTCACGAGCATCGACCCGGTACTTCGAGGGGATCGCCGAGTCGGCCGAACGATCGGTGTTCGGGATGCGGTTGCCCTTGACATGCTGGATCGGGATGCCGGCGACCTCCTGGATGGTGCCCGACGAGATGTTCGCCGAACCGCCGAAGTCCTTGTTGAGGACGCGCTCGTTCTGCACCAGCAGGTAGTACTCGGCCGAACGCAGGAAGTAGCGGGGGGTGCCGCCGCCGATGTCGTTCTCGCCGATATGGGTGACCGCCGTGTAGGCTGCATCCACCAGGGCATCGCTGTTGTTCGCCGAAGCGTCGATGCGCTTGCCGATCGGGCCGCCAGTGTACGGCGGGGTGCTGTTGCGGGCAGCCAGGATCGAGAGCTGCGCCGCATAGGCGTCGAACGTCAGGGCAATGCTCTCGCCGAGCTGGCGGGAGTAGGCGGACTGCAGCTCGAAGTAGTTGAGCAGCTCGTCGATCTCGGCAACGAACACGCTGTCGAACAGCGGGTTGTCCACGGTGATCGTGACCTGGTTGTGCTCGACGACGCCGCCAGTGATGAGGTTGCCGACCGCATGGTACTCAGCCTCACGCTTGCGGCCGATGATCGGGAACACATGGGCCTTCGCGCCCTGGACCGTCATCGACATGAGATGCTTGTCGAATACGGTCGTCTGCTCCCAGGCCTGGAGAACCATGTCGCCGGCCTTGGTGAGGAAGAGAGCGAGGGCGTCGCCCGAGAGGTTCTGCTGGCCAGGACGCGAGACGCCCGTGTAGCCGGTGGAGATAACGGTGTTTGCCATTTGCTTTCAGAAGATGATGTGTGCTTGCTCTCCTTCGGCATCGCTGGCTGAGCGGCAGGGACGGAGGGTGTTCGGCCGCAGCCGAGGCCTCGCTCCAATCCGGTAGTCGCGAACCGCTAGGTGTTTGGGTGGGTGGATGTGATCTCTTCCCCCAACATCACCAGGCTGCTCTCCCCTCAGGGCGCAGGTATTGGCTTTGCTGGAGGTTGTGACGCACTCCGACGTGTCCACCCAGGTGGCACCCAGGTGGACACTTGCGGAAGGCATCGCCGTTAGAGCTTGATGAACACGCTGACGAACGCCGAGGGCTGCATCGAGGACCCTGCGTCGGTCTCGAAAGTGTGTACATGCGAGCCCGGAGCGGTATTCTGCCCGGCATTGTTCGCTGTCGTGATGTTGCCAGTGTTGGCTGCCGTTGTGCCGGTGTGCGTGTGCTCTTCGGCCCCCGCCGTATCGCCCAGCGCGCGCGCCGTCAGTCCCGACCCGGTTCCGGCCACTACGAGAGCGCGCCCCAGCGCCTTCGTCAGAGTGATCGTCTTGTTGGCCGCGAAGTCCGCCGCCGCGCTGCCGCCACGTCCGGTAGACACCGGGCAGATCGTGTTGTCGAAGGTGTTCCACAGAAGGGCGTACAAGCCCGTGGTGTCCGCATTGGCGCGGGTTGTGCCACCGCTGGATGCGTTGCCGATCGTGCCGTCGTCGGCCTTCACCCAACCGGACAAAGCCGTCGTCGCGCGGATACTGATGCGGTAGTCGCCGGTCTCCCATACTGCGGGCACGTCGGCCGCCGTGTGAGTGTGGCTTGAGGTAGCCTTGCCGGCCAGTAGCGTATCAGCCGCGCTCTTGGTGTAGTAG